CACCCGTCACAGGCGGGCGACTGGCCGTATCGTAGATCGGAGTTCCACTCTTGGTCACCTCACCACCCCATGCTGCATCCCAAACAGGTCCATTGGTACCCATGGCACCTCCAAATCCATATCCCATTCCTCCCCGCATTGCCTTCTTTTTTGCAGTGCGCCTGCGACGACCGCCTGTGAACGGACCTCCACATGTAGTGCCGGACATTTATTCCTTCACGGGAAGAAATACGCCAAGGGTTCCAGGGTCATTGTCGTAGCATTCATGTCCTCGAAGCACAAGCTCCCACTCTGGAACCTGGTCGACTGTCTCCAACGCAACCAGATCGGGAGAATGGAACGATTCCAGCAATCGAGCAATCCATTGAGACCGTTCGGCATACGAATGGCGTTGGTGAACATCATGTCCATTCAACATTCGAACATCATAGACAATGTACCGAGTGGGGTGAATTCGCACCGCTCGAAACACTGTATCCGAAAACAGGCGTTCATCAAAAATCGCATGCAACACGGTAAGGTTCTCGTTCTTGTCTGCGAACAAAAGCAGTGGGCTCTCGTCTTCATCATGCGTTAGATAGAGCATTCCCGGCGTCCCCGCGTATTGAGGTACTCTCAGCTGGTGGCGGTCCTCGACGTTCCCCTTCTTCACGAGGGGCTTCGGCGGACACAGGCGCTTCATACGTCGGTATGCGAACATTCTGTTGCTCTGTTGCTGGAGGTTCTGTGAAAGGCACTGCGGGCACGGGGAGAACCGGCATCGGCATCGGCGGGGGTGGAGGATACATCGTCTTGACGACCCACACGACTGCAAAATGGGCGATCACAAGCACCACAAGTGATGCAATTGCAACCGAGAGAATATCTTGGAGGTTCATTGTTTGCTGACCATTTTTTGTATCCTGGAAACAAACCGCAATGCAAGAGAACCCCATGCTTGTCGATGCCCGCGTGGATGGACTATATCGTGTCGTGAAGGGACGGATCAACTGGGACAACCTCGTCCCTACCTGCATTGAAGTTGCTCGTGAGCTTGAGACGATGACCCATTTGCGTGGATCTGAGCGCCTGGACCTTCTTCAGAAGACGCTGCGGCATGCTCTGAAGGAATCCGACACTCCTGCGGAAGAAAAAGAGAAGATCTTGTTTGTGATTGATACAGTCGTCCCAGTTGCGATGCAGGCCGCCATTCTGGCCTCCAAGAATCCGATTGTGAATCAGGTGGCATCTGTCTGCTGGGGCTTCTGTACAAAATGAAACTCCATACATAAACAAACATGAAACGTTCCAAGCTGTATGCACTTGGGCTTCTCATTGCGGCGTTTGTTCTGTTCTTTGTCCTTCGTCCTACACGAGAGCGCGCATGTCCCGTTGTTCCAACCGGAGATGGTGCAAACGCCCCCAAAGTCAAGGCGATGTGCGATGAGCAAGGAGGAAATATAGTAGATGGCGAATGCACCTGTCCGTCTACGGCAAGTGAGGTTCCTTCTCCATGAAAAAATAGACAACGTCTGGAGACACCACTTCTGCCCAGATCTTGGGAGACTCAGAATAGACAACCATTCGCACAAGTTCGGTCGCATATCCACGAGGCAAAATCGACCCCGTGTAGGGCACTTCACTGTAATACAGACGTCCGTTCGACGACGTCAAAGTTGAAACTGTTTTTGTGTGCACATTGTACCGACGCAGTCCTGTCGCAATCAGTTGGGTTTCGTATTCACGAAGCGGTCGCATGTGGGCATACTCAGCAGGAATTCCCGGACGAACGCTGACCTCCATTTGATTGAGTACACACGGTGTTTGCGAAAACGATACGACGGAGCTCCTCGGGATTGTCAATGGCTGCATTCAGAGACACAACCGCCTTCTCAATGGCCTCTTGCAGAATCCGCCACTTTTCGGGATCATTCAGAAACTTCGTGTGCCGAACATCGCCTCCTGGAAATCGCTCAATCAACTCGGACTCGGAGGCTCCTGCCATATCCATGTAGCAACGCAGCTGGATCTCGTCGTAGAGCGGAACCTGTGCCCAGAACCGCGTGCGGTCCTTGGAATCCACAATGCGATTCTCCGATGCCACATATCCATCCGTTCGACCCACAAGACGGAAGGTTCCATACAGCTTTCGGAAGGTCTTGGTATTCCGATCTGTGACCTTGACCTCTCTATGTGTCTCGTACTGATCGAGAATTGTATTCTCATTGTTCAGTCCTCGTTGGCGAGACACCTTGCCTCGAATCTCGGCTGCCAGCTGATTGCGAAGCTCGGGCGTAAATGCGTCCCTTCGCAAATCCAGAATCAGACGGGCCTGCTGCTCCACATCCTCGAGAACCGCTGACACATCTGCCGTCTTTTTTGCAGCATCCAGTCCACACGCAACACAGTCCAGAATGGGCTGATCCTTCATGACCTCATTCACGACTGACGTAAATGAACGACGATTGTACTCCTTCTCAATGGCTTGAATCTTTTGCTTTGTCTCAGGGTCCTTGCAGAGGAGATCATATTGAATCTCCGCAGGCTTCTGGTAGCGGTGAAGGCCAATCAGGCCGGCAACTTTCGATGCAGAGATTTCGGGAATCATTTTCCTACTTGGGATCTGTAGGAGTGAAGACCATCCGTTTTTAGAGATACATGAGTCCATAGACGATGGCGCCAAACACAAGCGAGTGGACAAGAAGTCCCAGTGTGGTCGGAACTCCTGCCATGGTGGTGACTCCTCCCACAAGACTATCCGTCAGACGATAGGTCAATGGATGTGAGATGATAAAGAAGAGCAAAATGGCTTGCAGTGTCGCCGATTCTTTGCGCCCCATTTTATGCCTACGTCGAGAAACTTTGCTGCATCTTCACGATGGCTGTAATCCAAGACGGAATGCCTTGCAAGACATTGGACACTGCAAGCGTTTGCCCCGACACAGGAGTCGTATCCAGGCTCTGTCCTTCACACACCAGAATCACGGCGGCTGCAACCAGTGGATGGCGAGACTTTGCGTCCGTCGGAGTCCATCGCAGACAATACATCTTGTAGAGAACATCAATGTAGGCTCGAACGTTGGGTTGCGCTTGTTTCCGAATGGCCTCCCAGATCATCCACACAACATGACGTCCATGATCCACTGAGACAAACTCATCGTGGCGATCTGCAAACACCAGAGCCGTCTTGGTCTGCTTCTTGTGCTCACGGCAATACGCATACAACCAGGCCATCCAATACAGAGCCCGTGTGACGTCCCGAACATCGGCCCGCAGGCAGTACACAAACTCGTTCATCGGGACAGCCGCTCCCAGCGGATCGTCTCGACGAAGCACCAGCTTTCCGTAGATGACCGACGGAGCCTTGAGAGATTCCTGAATGGTGACGGCATCAAAATCGTGGGCAGGTTTGATTGTCGGCAGACTTGGAAGCTTTGCCTTTCGACACAGAGCCACCGTCGCCGCTGCCTCGCAAATCATTCGACGAACGTCGGGATTGTTTCGGATCTCGGTCATTTGAATGGCTGGATACTTGGCCTCCAGTGGCGCATACTTCTCGTAGATGTCCGCCAAGTACAAAAACACATTTGGATTTGCGCGATTGATGTGAAGTGCGGCTCCTTCAAACAAGGCCATCCAGAGCGTGTGCACCAATCCAGAACAAAGAAGTTCCAGAGACCAGTAACAGGCATAGTCCGCATGTCCCAACTGAATGTTCTGCAACAGAACCTTCACAACATGCGATCGAGTATGTCCACAAAAGGTTGTTTTTTGAAATTCCAGAACGGTTCGAGCATCTGTGATGTCCATTGCTGATGGCTTACAGAATTCGGAGAGGAGGACGAGCGCGAATCGCCAAGTACCAAAGGGCACCCAGGGCACAGACAAACATTGACGCAAGCACAGGATCCGTACGAGCCATCACTGCAAGCACGAGCAAGGACGAATACAGTGCCGATGCGATAATCACCAATCCCGTACACAAAAAGGGCGTTGGAATGTACATCCACAACAGCATGATTGCGAAGAGCCCAGTGCAGACTGTAAGAATCCAGATGATCATTTGGATGGATGCATACAAGAAGGAGGACGTCAGGAGCATTCCGAGGACAACATACCGAATGGGAAGCTGTCGAATGATTAGATAGTACAAAATGATGCCTGCAACAAGCGTCAAATACATTCCACGCGGATCGGACGGCAGGGTTGCCCCATATGCCAGCGCCAGCATCCATGCAAACATTCCCAAACAATACAACGAGTCGTCCGAATGACCTGATTTCATCTGGACAAGACACACACGACAAATTCCGTCAGGGAAATGCCGACAATACAACACAAGGCAGTGTGTATGAATGTAGGCTTGTGTTCCTCGACAATTGCAAGGAGTCAGAAAGGGAGTTGTTTCGTCAGTTTCGAAGCAAAGGCGACACTGTCGCTCCATTATGAAGTAGAGGGAGTTGGTGTGTAGGTCGGAGTCTTGGTGACTTTCCGAATCAACAGGACGACGGCAACAATCAACGCAAGCACAAGAAGGATATTCAGAAGTGTACTTACCCACGTCAACACCGATGCTGTCTGGATGGCTCCTTTTTTGCGCTCCATCTGAATCTGGTTTTTGAGGTCCGTCAGTTGCTTGGCGAAGGCACCGGTTGTGAGTTCGAAGTCATCTTTCATGGAGAGAATGTTGTCTTTCACAGCATTCACCACATCCATCGTCTTGGTTTGTTGCTGCTCGCGACGAGCCAGATTGGTGTATTCCGACACGTAGGCCTCTGCCTTTTCTCTGGCCTCTCCATTCTGAATCCGCTGCTGTTCTTCGGCAACCCAGGACTCTCCGTTCTTCAGTGTGTAGTACCGAATCCGAGCTTCTTGGTAGGCCTCGGGAGATTTGTCGCGGACATTCTCAGCAGTCTGCAAGGCAGCAAAGGCATCGGCCAGCTGTTTGTCTTTGTCGATCTTTGAAATCGCAATTGCAGAGTCCTTGGTGTACGCATCCATCACCGCATTGTAGGTATCCCAGAACCGCCAATTATCCCGAGGGATCGCTTCTGGACTCGGAATGTCTCGAAGTTGGCCGTCGGTAAGCGCAGGAAGATTCTTCAGTGAAAAATATACATCTGGCTGTGTCGTGTAGACACAAGCCGGAACTCCATTCTTGACTTGGAGTTCAAACCCCTTCTGTGTTGGGCAGTCCGGAACACACTGGTTTGCGTTGATTGGGCTAATTTGAAACCCGGGCCAGCATTTGGTCCCCATTCTTACTTACTTCCTCAGAAAGATTCCAACTGCGATTCCCACAGCGAGAAGCAGCATTGCAATTGGGTGAGCGGCACTTGCTGGAAGCAACACATAGGCCAACAGTACCAACACGAGAATCGCCAATGCAATCTGCACAACCAAAAACTTGGGAGTCGACGTCTCTAAAATATACTTCCGTTCGATCTGAATGTCCGACGCAGGAGCCGTCGGAGGACGAAACGGCTTCAGACTGTCTGATACCTCTTTGATCGACTCTCGGTATTCTGCATACGTGCTTTGAATCTGGTCATGATCCTGGACATTCGCCATTCTTTATTTCTATTCCAAGTAATTCGGTTTCACCGCTATATTCCGACCCACTGTAAATCCGTACAGTCGGGCAGGCATCTTGCTGTTAGGCGGCCAAACATACTCGCTTGGGGGTATATACAAGACAAATCCATGTTGCGCCATCCTGAGCTGTTTGTTAAAGCCAATTTGTGTGTATTCAACCACGACACCTGCGGCGCCGATGCTCCGACAGTTTTCAATCGCAGTTCGTAAGTTTGTTATAAGCCGTAATTCAGACTCATGTCCGGTGTCTGCGATGCCCTTCGCAGCCAACGAGTTGGCTTTTTCTACTCTCTTGTCCAAACATTTGGTTACCAATTCAAGTGCAACATCATAGTATGGTACGCCAGGTTGATACCAACGCAGCGCATAAGTAAGTCGAGCTGCAAGGTCATTATAGTCACTTCCACAGGCCGACGATATGTGATAGAATGCCGGGTCGGAGTGTGGCACGGCCTCCAGTTCGGATGACTTAGAGGCATACAGTAGCGGCGCAGATGACTTGTTTTGCTTATATCTGAACGCCGCCACACGCAATATACGACGAAGATTTTCAGCGTTCAGGACGGGTGTTACATTCGGAGTTACCTGTACAAGCCCTGTTACAGTAGGAGGCCAAAATGGTCCTCCGTAGGGGGGTCCTGCAGGTGGGACTGCGATGGGGGGTGGTGGCGGAGCGACTGGTTCTCCAGCAGGTGGTGAAGCTGCTGCGGCTGCTCCCGTCCCAGCTGCCGTATTCGAAAAGTCGACGTCGTCTGGCTCAGAGCCAGCTGGTCGTGTACCGGGTTGTACTGCGGATGCAGGTGCGGATGCGAGTGGTTGTCCGGAGGAAGATGCCCCCTGTCCCGCTTTGCTAGCTGCTCCAGTCCCGGCGGCTGCCGGAGCCGACATGAAATTAGAACTAGAACTAGAACTAGAACTAGAACTACGTGCGGGCCACATTCCTCCCCGTTTTCGCGTGCGACGTTTCCGCATGCGAAGGCGCCGCCGGGTTTTCATTTAGTGTTTCTCCATATTTTTTACCTACGTCCAGGGATCACACCGTTGAGCTTTCCCCAAATGGGTGCAATCAGGCGAACCTGTGTATTCAGCTCGGGGGACTTCCAGGTGGGCTTCGGAGTTCCCACCTGCTTTCCGTTCTGGATGTAGGGAGCCGCAGCCGCCATGATTCGGACATACCGAGTGTGGTCGCCTGCAGAGGTCGTAAGCTTCACGTGACGAGGCGCATCCATTTCAAAATAGGAGAAGACTGGCATTTTGTTTTATGGGAAAGAAGTAATGTCAGCTGTTCAGCGAAATGCTCCAGAGCCAATCCCTCGTCCAGCCGAAGGTCCAGCCGATTTCACACAAGCCCTCGAGATCTTCCGGGACAATTACACAAAGTACCGAATCACTGGAGAAACCAAATACAAGACCCAGTACGCATCAGCAGAGGCCTGGCTCAATAACTATCTCGAAAGCATGCGAACGGGCATCGACAACAAAGCAACCCAGATTCAGACATTCGTCACGGACTACCAGAATGCAAATCCGGAGCTGGTGGAACTGCAACGGAAGTTCAAAGTCATTCGGGAGGATGGACCGAAACTGGAAGACAAATATTCGACGGTTCGACGCATCAACGCAGAAATCCCGCAGACAAGTTACACCGAGCACTATGTGAAGGCAGGCCTCATCGTCGTTGTGGTTGGACTCATTGTTGCGCTGTCTCGTTGACGTGCAAATAGGATTGCGACAAAGACAAGAATCACCAAGACCACAAACGCAGTCAAATACATCGCAAGTGTAGACTTCCACGAGGTGTCTTGAAAGGTCCGAATCCGACGGAGTGTTTCCAATTTGTCGGTGTTGGACTGCAGGCCGTTGTAATCCTGCTGAATGCGACGAAGCCGTGTCACCAGCTCATCACGCAGTTGTTGAATGTCGCCGGAGCTCTGATTGGACAATGCAACCTGCTGGAGCATCTGGTCGACAACCTCCGTGCGCTGGCGGGCCACATCCACGATCTGGGAAAAATTGGTCTGGACCTTCGTTGGATCTTGAACCGCTTCATCGATCAACGAATTGTAGGTATCCGTCAGAGCGGTATATTGCGCCTGTAATTCATTCATTGTGTTTAGACAACATTTACATCTTCCACGCAGTACCGATACATCGGTTGCACCCCAGCCGTATCGCTGTTGCGCAGAACCTCAATGACGTCTCCAGGAATCGCTCCAATCACACGAACAGGGTAATCTTGCGAGTCAATCAGAGGAAGTTGGGACGGCTCACGAAGGTTGTATTCGTTCATGATCTTGGTCCGCTCGTCTTCCTTGAGAATGCGATGCGGAACATACAGACGATGCTGTGTCCAGTCGGTCTGCAGATGCCAAATCCAGAAGAACTGCACTCGTTCCTTGGCGTAGGACTTGATGACCTTGAGAATGTTCACGGACGGCTTTGCCTGCCCGACAAGAATGAGTCCATTTGTGTAGCCGTTGTCGGTCGCAAACTTCACATAATTGCGAATGTCGCGGTCCAGCAGTCCCTTGTCCTTCTCACTAAACACAACCAGAACATCGCCAATTGTATACAAATCAACACGCTCGAGATCCTCTGTGACGACACGCTCAGTTGTCGTCGACAGTCCACGACGCCCCAAGAATGTGCGCAATGTTTCAAGTGCCTTGTCCTTCATGCTTACTTTCTATCCTAGACAGAAAGCGATACGTTTTTTCCCGCTCTTCAACAATGAATCCAACTGTCTATTTGGTGATTGCGCTGGTGGCTCTCGCATTTGTCTTGTACACGCAGCGTGAACGGTTCCAGCCAGAGTTCCTCGACAAGCGTCAGGTTCAAAGGACGGTTGCAGCCGAGCGGTCCCATTATGAGCAGTATACCAACCACATGAATCCGTCTCCTGCAAACATGGGCCCTCTCTCTGGATCGGCGTCTCCGTTTCAGGTAAATCAGTATAAAGCCTACATTCGGTAAAGAACAAATATGAATTCTCCCGGGGGAGAGTTTCGGGATCTTCCTGGCGACCCCTATCGCAAAAAGAAGATCCCCAAGGCCCTTGCGGAACAGGTGTGGATTACCAACTTTGGACATGTGTTTGAACACAAGTGCAAAGTAAGTTGGTGTCGCAACAAGATTACTGTGTTTGATTACGAGTGCGGACACAATGTCCCCGAAAGCAAAGGCGGCAAAACAACTCTCGACAATCTGCTTCCGATTTGTGCTCGGTGCAATCGCAGCATGGGGGACAGCTATACCATCGACGAATGGAACCATCGATTCGCGCCTCCTCCCTCTCAGAAATGGTGGCGGTTTTGGAAACGCTCATAAATCCAGAGAGGGAAGCTTGGGTCCCTCCGGCTTGGTTCCCTTGAGCCGATGGTCGAGAACCTCATACCAGAACGTCTGCAACGCCTCAATGTGATCCGAGAGCCAATTCGGATCCTTCTTCACAAAATCCTCCTTGATCGACTGCAGAATCCAGTAGACAACCTGGCAGTCTTCGGGAACATCTTCGATGTCGTAGACAACACGTCCGTCATCGTAGACGCCAAAGCACCCTTTCGTGGATGTGGATTTGAACCATTCATTGAAAGACACCTTTTTGAAGCGGAACTCCACATACTCGCATTCGTCGATGCCCGTGCACTCCATCTGCATTTGCATTTGGTGGATGTAGGCAATCGGAATCTCGGGCTTCTCCACACGGGACATGGGACACTTGAACTCCACAAGACGTCCATATCGGAACCGGTCCGAGTTGTCGTTGGGAACAATGAGTCCATCGGGAGACGCTCCCAAGAAATCGTGCCGGGGGTGTTTCACACACGACACATCGAGAATCTTGCAATTGGTTCGCTCTTCGTAGAGCTTCTTGGCCACGGGTTCAAATCGAGTTCCCCAAATCAATGCGGGAATCGGATTGGGAGAGGCAGCCGAGGCGGTTGCAGGGGGCTCGAGCTTGCGCAACAGAAGCTCACGCCGCGCATCCTCAGACCCAAAGACCTTGTACACCTCCGACGCTGTAATCATCTCGCCTCGCTTGGCGTGCCACTGATCCGTTCGCTGGTCATTCTGACCATAGAGTCGGAGCACACGCTGAAACTGCCGATTGCGATTCCACAGCCGACCAATGTCTCCACTCAAAAGGCGCTCCAGATGGTCACCCACACGTCGCTTGAGTTGTGTATAGGAGATCGTCGGTTCAAGCGTACGACAGAACAATACGAAATGCTTAACACGGGTGCGTAGATGAGTATAGGGGCGATCACTGAGAATCCACGTTTCCAGTGCATTGTCCATTGTCTGTATTCTCGTTGGTCTCCGAAAGTCCGTTTTGGGTTTCTTCGCACAACTCCTCGTAGGTCGGAATCGTCATGCCTTCCAGAATGCGTGTCTCTCCAGGGAGCTTCGCAAACATCTCTTCGATGAGCTTGCGGAATTCCTCGACATAGGCCTCCAACTGATCCAGGGGGGCTCCAACATCGGGGGCCTCGATCTCGGCTGTGCACTGATGGGGAGTCGTGAGATCGTCACGCTTTTGCTTCAGAATTGCCAACTCCAATGCCTTATAAATTTCACTGAACTTCTCATTGATTTCCTTGTCCGTGAGTCCGCGCTTGCGTCCATCCGCAAGCATTGTAGGCCAGACTTTCTCACACAGGTCGTAGAGGGAGTGCACAATCGTTCCGCTGACATCCATTTCGTCTTTGATGTATACAAACCCATTTTCAATGAAAACGACTTCCCTACCACCATGAACCTTTTTGCGTATCAATTCGCCCCCGACTGATATACTCATGCACTTGTTTTGCGGTTAGGTTAGCAACACAGACACCTATGTTTTTGTCATGATATACCACGTTCGAGAAGTATGGGTACCATCCGTCTGACCATACCATCCGGTCCTTAAACTCTTCAATTGGACACCGTCCGGTAATACGTTTAAACTCCTCAAGAATGCCCGTCTTGTCGGCTGCCTGAAACTCGTAGATTGTAGAGAATGCCTTCAGCGAAATATCCGGCCTTTCCCACGCTCCCTTCCCGTATTCCGGAACAG